TCATTCAGACCCACCATATACCAATTATGGTATTCGTCATTTCCCGAGTATCGTTCGCCACCTAGAATACATTTAAATCCTAGTTTCTTCAGTTTCTCCAGGATTTCCTGTTCTATTTCGGGATTGTTCATTTTTGTATTCCTCCCAAAATCGGTCAAATTCTTCTATCTGTTTGGCTAATTCGTCTTTATTGGCAGTCCCATATTTCGCAGATATACTTGTTGCCAAAAACTCCTGCCATTTATCTCTCAATTCGTTTATATTCATAATATATTTATGGAATGCGAAAGCTGCCCAGGAAACACCCCAGGCAGCTCGGTTTATCGGTTGTTAGTATGTTTACCCAACCAAGGATTTTCTGTCTTCTCTGGTCAGTAAGCGTTGATTACTGGAACCTCTAAATGCTAAGGTCAAATCTTTCTTTTCTAAAATGAAAGGTCCGTCCACCAAAATGTCAACTGCGTCTAGTATCTCGTTTGTAACATTTTCTAAACATTTCTTACCACCATTTACCAAGTCCTTTTCGTAAACATATCCTGTAAACATCCATAATGTTTTATCAGGACATTCTTCCTTAAACTTCTTAATAAATGGCAATAATGCAGTTTGATTTTCTTCTTCCATTGGTTCACCACCAAGAATAGTTAGACCTGAAATGAAAGATTTTTTACAAGCTTCAATAATTTCATTCTCCTGAATTGGAGTAAATTCTTCGCCATAATCAAAGTCCCAAGTTGCTTCATTGAAACAACCTTTACAATGGTTGCGACAGCCACTTACATACAAACTAACTCTGACGCCCTGACCATTTGAAGAGTCAATCAGCTTTATATTTCCGTATTTCATATTATTTCCTCTTAAAACTATCTAAATAGGTTTTACCATATTTATTTTTGATATAATCTTCATAGATTTTTGTATTTGTAATAATTTTTACATTATTCTTAATCATACACTGATGTTTTGCTTCATATTTAGCATCTTGTGTTCTATCAAATGGATTTATCATAGTTTCTTTTATATCATAATTTTTAAAGAACTGTAATCCTTTAATTTCAATATATTCATTTTCTACTTTAAAATCTGGTATGTAATAATAAAGTTTATTTTCATACAAATACTCAAATTTAACATTTGGCTGATATTCAAAATCTATGTTATTATCTTTTAACCAAATATAGTAAGCAATTTCAGGTTTGGAATCAAAATTTATATTTTCATACTTATATTTTGTGGCTTGTTTTCGTCTAACTAATGGATTTTGCGATGACCATTCAACTCCAAATTTTTCTTTGTAATTTTTCTTAAATTTGGATTTAACCAATTCACTGGCGAATCCAATACCACCATTATTTTTTATATAATTTATTTTTGATTTTCTTTGTACTTCTTTAGAACTCATAGGCGAAATTCCGTCATAACGCTCTAAATTTGTTCGTTGAACTTTTTCTTTTAATACAGGGTTATTTAATGTATAACTTCCACCATATCGTTCAAGCATCGTTTGTTGTGCTTGTTCTTTATTATTGTAGTTTTTATCACCATATAATTTAAGACAAGTTTCTTGTCTTTTTAATTTAGAAATTTCTCTTTGTTCAGGTGTTTTATTTCTATTAGCCAATGAAATTTTAGCATTTATATCTTCCTGATGAAGTTTTCTGCTTGCTTGAACTTTTGCCGAAATTTTGTTTTGTATTTCTACTGGTCTATTTGCTATTGTATTTGATACAGAACAACTATGGCACAAATTATTAAAATTCTTGTAGCATCGTGAACCGTTTATTTACTACAGTGCCACAATTTCTACAAGAATATGTAACAAAATCTTTTCTTTTTAATTTATTTTTAATTACTGTATATTCTTCTATACAGTTAATGTTATTAACATCATATACCATTTCAATCTCCGTTTATTTAAAGACCAATTCCCGTTGGTCTAATTTTATTTATAAAAAGTTAGGTGGTCTGCGGGAACAGACCACCAATCGCGGATTGAAACACGACTGTCCTTTATTTGTTATAGATGTAATACACGGTCATGAATGTCGCCCATGCGTCCCTGGCTCATCGCATTCGCATTCCCAAGGTACCCACAGATTCTTCTAACAACATTCATTCGGTCAATGTTTTCATTTCCACATTGTTCACAATGCCAAATTAGTTTTCCATCTTCATTACGTATCATTCTAATTGTTCCCGTAGATCCGCAACAATGACACCAATCTAATTTGCAGTTTAGTTCTGCATACATTATGTTATCATAAATGTATTTAATAACACTAAGTACGGCTTCAACATTGTTTTCCATATTTGGAGTTTCAATGTAAGAAATAGCACCACCTGGAGAGAGTTTCTGTAATTCTGCTTCAATGTCAATCTTCTTGAAAGCATCAATCTTTTCAAAGACTGGTACGTGGTAGCTGTTGGTTACATAGTTTCTGTCTGTGATACCAGGAATAGTACCGAATCTACGCTGGAGACACTTAGCGAACTTTTCTGTTGTGTTTTCAATAGGTGTTCCATAAACAGAATAGTCAATCTTTTCTACAGTCTTCCAATCGCGGCACTTGTCATTCAACTTCTGCATAATCTTCTTGCCGAGTTCCATACCTTCATCATCGGTAATGGACTTGCCAATCAAAACCTTAACTGTTTCATAAAGACCAGCATAGCCAAGCGAAATAGTTGAGTAACCATTATAAAGTAATTTGTCAATGGTTTCACCCTTCTTCAAGCGAGCAAACGCACCATTCTGCCAAAGGATTGGGGCTACGTCGGACTTAACACCACGCAAGTGTTCGTGACGAAGTCTCAATGCTCTATGGCACAATTCCAAACGTTGTTCCAAAATCCACCAGAACTTTTCCAAATCACCCTTAGCACTGAGAGCAACATCTGGCAAGTTAATGGTAACAACACCCTGGTTAAATCTACCATAATACTTTGGCTTTTTTGTCTTAGGGTCACGATATGGAGTCAAGAATGAACGGCAACCCATACAAGGATAGCAATCGCCTTCTTCACCCTTCTTACTGACTTTAAGTTTCTTCATAACCTTTTCGGAAATGTAGTCAGGAACCATTCTCTTTGTTGTACATTCAGCAGCTAGTTTAGTCAAGTAATAATACTTGTCTCCTTCGTGAATGTTATTTTCTTCAAGTACATACAAGAGTTTTGGGAATGGGTTAGCATAGTACTGACCATTTTCGTTCTTAACACCTTTGATTCTCTGCTTGAGGATTTCTTCAATTACCAAAGCAAGATTTTCTTTTTCTTCTTCATTTTCTGCTTCATTCAAATACAAGCAAACAGAAACGAAAGGAGTTTGACCGTTAGTGGTCTGTAATGTGAGGATTTGATACTGGAGTGTCTGAACACCATCACGAATATCCTTCTTAACCAAGTCTTCAATCTGGGCATCGGTCAATGTTGGGTATTCTTTCTTGAAGTATTCTCTTGCTACATTGATAAATTTAGACAAATGAGATGCTGTGATAGTTTGTCCACCATACTGAGAACTTGCAACTTGTGCTACGATTTGAGAAGCGATGTTGCAAGCATTTCTAAATGTGTGTGGTTTGTCAATTTGGGTACCGGAAATGATAGTACCATTCTGTAACATATCATCCAAATTAATCAAGCAGCAGTTATGGATTGGCATAGCGAAGTAATCCATATCGTGAAAGTGAATAATACCTTCTTTGTGAGCATCATAAATGTCGCTTGGAATTAAATAACGCTGGGATATATCCTTAGAAACTTCACCAGCCATATAATCACGCATTGTGCTTACAATGTTAGGATTCTTATTAGCATTTTCCTGTTGGATGTCTTCGTTTTCACCATTCAACAATGACAATACTCGGTCATCAATAGTGTTCTTTCTTTCTTCAAGTGCCTTTTGATAACGGAATGTAATATATTCAGTAGCGACTTCGTATTTGCCAGCTTTCATAATTGCGGTTTCTACCATCTTTTGGATGTCTTTATATCCAATAGCAACAGGTGAAACCTTACAAGTATCTTCAATGGACTTGGCTATATCTTTGATTTCCTGAACAGTTAGTCTTTCGTCAATTCTAACTTTTTCATTCGCTCTTGATATAGCCTCTACGATATTCTGTCGGTTGAAAGTAACTTCCGAACCATTACGCTTTCTTATTTTCATATAACCTCTTTTTATAACCTACTTAATAAACTCAAATCAAATTTTTGTTTTTCTCTAAATTGGTATTAGTATTTATAATTTTACCAAATATAGAAAAAGGACCCACTTGCGAGGGTCCTTTCAATTTTTTATTAGTTTGTTTGAACTTATTATTCGTCTTCGCCGAAGAAGCGTGCAGCACGGTCCATAAAATCGTCTGCATATGTTGGCTTCTTTGGTGGTTCAGCAGGAGTTTCTGTTGGAGCTGCAGCTGGAGCTGGGTCCTGTGTCTGGGTAGCTGTATCTACATTACCCTTAATCTCCGTGTCTGGCGCAGTACGTGTGCGAATTCCATCATTGACATTTGGGTTTGTCTTTGGGCGAACCAATGGTCTCTGGGCACGTCCTGGAACGGTACGGGCAGGTCTATCGTTTCCACCATCTACTGGGGCATCAACAGGGCGACGGGTTGGTCTGCGTGGAGTATCGTCATCGCCATCTGCTCTACGAACTTCAAAACCATTGTCACGGGCTACTTGTTTAGCCTGGTCAAGTTTTGACATCTTACGAATAGTAAATCCATTTTCTTCTGCGGTACGAATAGCAGCACCCAACTTTTCGTCATCGTTCATTTCTCTACGAGGAGCGGGACGAGCAGTGCGGCGTGGTTCATAATCGTAATCTTCTTCACGATAAGAACGGGTTGGACGCTGAGCTGGACGACGTGGTTCGTCATCATAGTCATCTTCAACCTTACGGGAAGGACGAGCTGTTCTTCTTGGCTCATAATCTTCTTCGTCATATTCACGCTGACGGAGTGGCTTAAAGCGACGTGGTTGTTCGTCTTCTGCTACAGTATCACGAAATCGTGGTGCCTGACGAGCTGGACGATAATCATCGTTACCTTCTTTTTCCACTTCTCTACGGGTGCGGAAACGGTTCAAATCTCTTTCATCTCTATCTCTAGGTGGAAGGACTGTATAACCATTTCTTTCAACTGTTCTACGAGCAGTTCTTAATGTATCTCTATCTATCATATTATTTCACCTCACAAATTTGTTTTTGGTATGTTAAATTTAGAATAATAGTTTATGTATAATAAACATTTTTAAAAATTTTGAACTTAGTTATTGTGTCTGTCTAATTAGATTATGTATTATCCAACAGTAACGTGTTTTGAACCTAAAGCAAAATCAACATTATACTTATCACATATATTACCGATTTCAATTTCATCATCTCTTGTAATACCATCAGTATAAATTGTATCACCATCAGCAGATATACCAAAGTATTCTTCTAATTCGGCTAATGCTTTTTGTTTATTTGATAAACGAGCTTCATTTACTTTATTTTCTGTAATGGAGAAAGCATTACTTTCACGAGGTTTTACTGCTTGTGGGTAATTTGTTCTAGCATAGTTTACTACACTTTCGGCGACATTAAACCAAGAAGGTTCGCCATTGTCATATTCCTGCTTAATGAAGTCCTTAATATAAGTTCCTAATTCTTTAATCTTGTCGGTTTCAATTCGTTTGTCAAGATACTTAAAGACATTTTCTTTCCACTGAGTATATGTTTCTCCATCAGTCATTCCATCGTCTTTAGTTTCAGTTTCTGTACTTTCATATAAATCAGATACAGGTTCATCAGATAATTCTACATTATCAACTGGATATACAACAACTTCCTCAACAAGGTCCATATTTAAACGATTTTCAATCATTTCTTTAAGTTTTTGAATGGAAGATTTATGAGCAGGAGCTGTAGCATATTTAATTACACCATTTCCTTTATATGGAGTAATACGAATAGCGAACTTGCAAGTTGGTAAATCTCTTAACGAAGTTTCAACAAGGTTTTCATTCATATCTTCGTCAAAACTATCCTGTGGATAATCGGCAAAAGCTTGTAATTGTTCAGGAGTGTATTCTTCATCTTCTTCAACATTTGTCTTGTCAAAGAAGTCATCAAATTTTTCACAAATTGTATTAGCAGTATCTTCAATGGAAGCGTCATCATTAAAACCTTGTTCTATTTCGTCCTGGAAATAAAGGTCAATGTTTTTATATTTGGAACTTTTTGCCAAACAAGTATGATAAACTTCTTCCTGATACTGCATTAAAGAATAACCAGATTCTTTAAGGTATTGTTTGAATGTTGTGTTTTCGTTTATCATTAGTCCAATCTCCCATCTACATAAGCTTTACCTATGTTAATACCAATAGATTCAGCATAATCCAAAGCAGCTTGTTTAATGATACATTGAATGTCAATATCCTGGCTTAATACAGCACCCAATTCTCTCTCTTTGTATTTCTTTATGTATTCATTGGCAAATTTTTCAAAAAATACTTTGCGATAAACATCATCATATTTGTCAAGAACTTCGCCAAGTTTCTTATTGCGTTTGTCATATTTAACCCATGCCCAACCGCAACCACTACCAAAGAATTTATATCTCTTGCGACCAGGAATTAAATTACCTTCTAGGTCGGCATCACCAACAACAGATTGCATACCAAATGCTTTTGCCATTTGTTTATCAAGTTTTGGTTTAAGATTTTGAATTATATCTTTCTTAATTGAATTTGTAGATAATGCTTCTTTATTTTGTGTAGTTCTTTCACTAGAACCCTTCTTAATGAGTTCACTAGCTTCACCCTTTGTCAAGCCCTGATTACGGAAGTCTTTCTTGTAGATACAGAACAATGCCCACAACTGGCGGCTAGATGCTGGTTCGTCTGCATCTTCTTTTAGAACACGATAACCGTTATTTTTCAAAATTTCTTTAGCTTCTTTCAATAACATATAAACTCCTATTAGAGGGACTTGAACCATTCGGCAAAGGCTTTCTTGATTTCTCTTGAACCCTTGCGGTCAATCTTCTTGTTAAATTCTTCGGTAGCACGAACGATTTGTTCAGCTTTCTGTGGAGAAGTAACCTGGATGCCATTTACCATCTTGTCAGCATTGTTTTCAGCTTCTCTCTCAACATACAAGCCCAAAGATTCGTTCAATACCCATTCGGTAGTTCTTTGAACTGATTCGTACATAGCATCGCAATAAGCAACCTGGGCAGAAGGCATATAAACTGCGTCAATAGTAACCATGTGATAATCGTCAGCTACAATGTTACCTTCAAGAAGGTTACCGGTACCACGGGAAGAAACACCCATCTTACAACCACCTTCAAGCAATGCTTGGAGTTCCTTACCATTACGGGTATCAAGAACTAGAGCCTTACCCAAAGCCAAATTCTTATCCATAGCAAGTTCTGTAATACGAATTGCAGATGCTTTAGATTTGATTTCAGCATAATCAGGGTGGTCTAGTTCACCAAGAGCTTCGTGGGATTCAATCAACTGGTTGAAAAGTTTTACTTCTCTCTCAATGATTTTCTGTGGATAAATTCTACCGTTACGGTTTCTATCTTCTGCTTGTAAGAATGGACCTGAAATATACATGTGCTGTTTCTTCATTGTTCCAACACTTTCTTCAAGTACATTACAGTCTACTGGAGCAGAACATTGTTCGTTAAATAATTTCTTAAAATCTGCCATATTAAACCTCGTTTATTTTATATACTATTTATAACTTTTATGTTCTTTTTCCCAGCGTTCACGGAACTCCGCAGCGTGTTTCTCAATCCAATCTTTTATGGCTTCTTCACCCAAATCTCGGTTTGCTTTTTCGCTTTCTAACCATTTATATAACTCAATTTCTTTAATTTGGTCAGCCATATACTGTTTTAACTTTTCGTATTCTTCGTCTGACATAAAATCCTCCTGTTGCCCATATTTTATTTATTTGTCAGACCTAACTCCTCTTCAGTTACTACTTTAAAATGGTAATCATTCTTCCTGCACCATTCCTTAGCCATATCCCACTTTTCTTTGTTTTTCTTAAGGACATTACAATACTCTTGCCATCTTTCTATTCGTTTTTGGCTCAATTTGCCCTTTGCGGTTGTTGTAAGTTTTGGGAACATTATTTGCCCACATTCGTTTAATTGTGGAACTTGGGATTTTGGCTTAACTTCAATTAACCATTTCTCAATCTTACCCTGCTTGTTCTTACAAGTGAACATAAAGTCTGTAATGTATTTGTGGGTCTTTCCATCAATTTGGGAATAATAAGGAATTTCTACAATTTCCGACCCCCATTCCAAAATGTTATTATTAAGGTCTAACCAATTAGCCATAATCTTTTCATAACTGGAACGGAAGGTAACAGGGTGGCCTTCTACTTTGCCATTGTAATTTAGACATTTTTCAGGATGTCTAGGCATAAAATCGCCCTTCAAATAGTTATTACTAAACATTGACATTAGAATTTACCTTCTTCAATCTCTTTAATTGTTTTTGTAATTTCGCCACAGGCCTTATACATCCATTTATCTTGACAATACTGGAAGAATATGTTGTATGTTTGCTGTGGAATTTCTTTACAATTCAAACAAATTTCAAGAACTTTATTTGGAACCTTTGCGAGCTTAAAATAACTCAAAAGAAGGACAAAAACCTTCATATAATCATCGTCAAACAGATTTTCATAAATTGCGAGGTCAACTGTGGCTTCGTCCTTGAAAACCAATATGACAGATTCATAAAGTTCTTTTGTGTGTAATTTTATCTCATTTTTTGTCATAATCTATTTATAGAGAAAAGGACCGATTTTACTCGGTCCTTTTGTTAATTTGTTATTGAATTTTGGGTTACATAGCTTCGCTAGTAATAACACCAGTATTTCTATCAATAGTAATCTTAACATCAATAAATTCAATAGCTTCAGCAGGTACGATACGAATAGCAACATTCATAATGTGTGGGTCTTCGTTATCTTGTGTAACACTCAAAGAGTATTGTTCCACACCTTCTGCAGCTTGAACTCGGTTCAAGAAAGCGTCAATAGAGTTTCTAGCAGCACTTCTTGTGTTAGCAGTATTCTGCTGGAACAAGTAAGGGAGCATCATATTTTCAAGAACCTTTTCAATGTAGTTCAAACATCTACGAACATTGATTCTGTTCAAAGCACTTTCTTTCTTCAAAGCAGTCTTTTGTCCGTATAAGCATTCACCAAAGCCACCACAATCTCTAGAAGTATTAACATTGATGTTATACAACTGACCAATTTCGTCATCAGTCAAACGAGTTAATGGACCGTTGGTATAAGTGATGTTACCACGTTGAACGCCTGCAGGAGCGAACCAAGGATAACTTGTCATATCACAGTAAGCCATACGGCAAGCACCAGCAATAGACTTAGGCAAGTAAATCCAAGAAGCAAGTGTACCATTGTAATACTTGTCATAGCCAGCATATTCAGCAACATAAGTACCATTGTTGAAGGAGAACATTTTGGCTTCACCAAGCATTCTCTTAACAGATTTAGCTTCTCTTGAAGTTACCTGAACTACACCAATGTCAATAGTTCTGCTAGCAGCAATTTCAGCAATCTTTCTCTGGAGAGCAGAGTATCTCTGTTTACCATTGAATGTGTCAATAGCATCTACGTTGAACAAGATGTCAAAATCGGCCTTCTGTCTATCGGCATAAAGTTTCAAACCAGCAATCTTTTCTGTTACATTGTTCTTCTTTGAGTTAGAACCACCAGTCAATCCATAGATAGCGAAGGTCTGATGTGGCATAGCATAGGTACCAGCACCTGTTCTTGCTTCGTTTACGGAATTACGAGAAACATAAATGTAATCAGAGTGACCGTTAATGACGTTAGGAGCATACAAAGAATTACCTTCGGAGTCCTTAGCAGTTGGGTCATTAGATACAAACCAAGATTCAGCTGGGTCTTTCAAGAGAGCATCCATACCAGTTCCCCAAGCGGCTTCAGCAGTCTGTGATTTGGTCTTTACATAGACGTTGATACGATATACCTTCTTCCAAGTCAAAGTATCCTGGTC